CTCGTAGAAGCTGTAGCGCGTCTCGCTCGGCGCGCACCAGCCGCCGCCTGCGACGAGGGCCTGCTGCTTGTCCGGGGAGGTCAGCTCCCGGTGCATCTCCTCCACCTCGGACGGCTGCGCGAGGTCCCCGCGGACCTCCAGGGTGTGCTCGAACTCGTTGCGGGCCGAGGCGACGTAGGCGGCGGGCACGTCCCCGTAGCCCCTCGCGTTCGGGGTGTGGGAGACGGGCATGCTGCGGGCGCGGGCGTGGACGGCTTCGGTGAGGGCGTCCAGGTCGTCCAGCGCCCCACCGCGGGGAATCCCGGGGATGTCCGCCCCCGCCGTGATCGCCAGCCGGGCGGGTGGGGCGGGCTGGGCAGGCTGATGCCGCCGTGCGTCCGCGAGCCTGGTCGGGGCGGGCTCCCGCACCTGCAACCGCGCCTCGATCCGGTTGACCAGGGCGTCGGCGAACGCGGTGGCGCTGGCGGCGATGGCCTCCGGGGTCTCCTGCGGGGCTTCGGCGGTCTCCGGTGTCTCCGGCTGGTCGCCTGCGGGCTCGCTCGGGGCCTCCAGCTCGGCGGCCGTCTCCGGCTCCGGCTGGGACGCCTGCGGCGGGGTGATCCGCTCCCGCAGCCGCGTGACCTCCTCCGCCCGCTCGACCGCGGCGGCGTCCCGGTTGGTCCGCTCGGCCCTGACGCGATCCAGGCCGCCGGCGACCTCGGCCAGCCGCGCGACCGACTCGGCGGTGGGCGTCTCGTCGGCAAGCCGGCCACCTTCGGCGACCGCGCGGGACTCCAGGTCCGCGAGCTGCTCGTCCGACAGGCTGGTGAGATCCTCAGGAAAGACGAGCTGCTCGTCGGCCATCCGGTGCCCCTCCAAGGGTGCGAGACCTTGTGGTGACACCAGCGACACGAGCGACGACGCCAGCGGCGGCAATCCCAGGTGAACTGGAACAGCACCAAGCGACCCGTGCCGCTGGTGCCGTCAGGGCCGGAGGATACGACACGGAGCGTGCATGCGCCACCACGCCGCGTGGTTACGGTAGATGCCCCGGTTAGGAACGATCCAGACGTGCCCGGCCGTCAGCCGTCGTAGTCCTCGAACAGCGCGTCAGGGTCGGTGTTGCTGGGTTCCGGTGGCGGTGCGCCCATGTCAACGAGGCCACCGCGGGCATAGCGGGCATCCTCCGTGGCCTGCCTGTACTGCGCCCACCAGCGACGTAGCTGGCCCATCACCTACTCGGGCGGTGGCGGTGGAGGCGGCGGGGTCGGGGGTTGCTGGAGCTTGGCTGGTTTGTTGCAGCCGCAACTAAGCGCCCACATGGTCAGCTCCTTCCCGCTCGGACGCGCTCGGCGAGTTGGGCCTGCCGGGACGCCAGATCCAGCCCGACCGACGCGGCCAGCCGTTCCACCACCTGCCGCAGATCGGGGCTGGCCGGGCCGTCGGACGGGACGCTCCCGTTCGCCCCGGAGACCCGGCCAGCCGCCGCCGTGCAGCCGCACTCGCCGTGACGGACCGGGACCGCGGAGGCGACAAGCTGGCCCTCCCGGACCCGCACCGACGCCTGCTGCGCCTTCGGGAAGCCCGGCACGGGCACGAGCAGCGCGGCGACGAGTTCGGTCCAGCCGGCCTTGTGCTCGTGGGCCTGCCAGTCGCCGGAAAGCTGGCAGGCGAACATCCGCCCCACCTGCTCGGCGGTCACGTCCGGCAGCAGCGCTCCAGCGACCCAAGTGCCGTGCTGGTTCTCCCCGACCCTGATCCTCGCCACCACCGAGCAGGAGTTGTCGTAGTGCTCGGCCGCCTGATACGGGTCGGAGCGACGGATCGGAGCGTGCCCGCAGCCCATCGTCACGTTCCCGGCGGGGATCTGCTCGATCCCGCCCTCCCCGGCGTCCACGAACGCCGGCTTGTTCATAAACTTCCCGTAGTCGACGGTCCCTGCGGGGGCGTAGGTGAGCTGGCCGTTGCGGCGGTGGCCGACGTGGGCGACCCCGGCCGGGGCGAGATAGCCGAACACGCGGCCCTGGTCGGTGACGGTGACCGCCCCGATCGCCGGCTCCTCCGACGGCTCCTCGAACCAGGAGGCGGGAGGGATGTCCGGGATGGTGATCGTGTGCGCGGCAGCCGTCACCGCCGAGGCGTTGATGGCGTTCAGGTGGGCCTGCAGGTGCCGCTGCGCCGCCTCCGCGTTGGTCAGCCCCTTGGTCTTGGGGAGCATCTGCAGGGCGCTGCGGACCCCACCCGGATGCGGCGGCCCCCCCGGGGTTTCGTGGTGGGGGAGGGCGTGGGCGTCCTGGGTCGCCGGGTCACCCGCCTTCTTCCCCGCGCAGATGGAGTTGTAGCAGGCTGCCGGGTCGTCGGAGCCGGCGCAGCGGCTCATGGCCGCCGGGCCGTCCCAGGTGCCCCCGTCGGCGAACGTCTCCGCGTACACCTCCGACAGCCGCTCGGGCAGCTTGGTCTTCGGCGGCAGCGCCTCCAGGTCGGCCACCGCAGCCGCCAGCGCCTTGGGTGGCAGCATCGGCTGGTGGTCGGCTTGCATGCCGAGGGCTTCCAGCAGCGCCGGGGTCGCCTCGATCGTCGCGTCCGCCAGCGCCGGCACCGACAGGCTGGTGAACTCTGCGATGTTGAACGAGTGGAAGATGACCTGCTCCGGCTCAGCGCCCAACTCGTCGCCGTCGGGCATGACCAGCTCAACGTCCACCTTGTTCTCGTCCGGGGACACCGAGCCCCAGCGGGCGAAGCCTTCCACCAGCCGCCGCGCGTACTCGGCACCGTCCTCGCTGCCGAGGTCCAATGGCCCCCAGCCATGGATCTCCGCGCCGCGTCGTTCCACCCGGGCGACCAGGCCGACCTGGACGGCGAGCGCGTGCCCGCCGGATTCGGGGGTCATCTTCTGCCACATGAGCGCGAACGGCGGCTCCCGCCAGGTGATCGCCCCCTCCGCGAAGGTGCGCAGGCCGGTGGAGACGCCTTCGGTGGCCATGACCGCATGCCAGTGCTCGGGCAGCGCCTCGGTCTCCGGGGCCTCCGGTTCGGCCAGCGTGTCGGTCATCGTGTCCCCCCCGGGCTCGTCGCTCGCACTCGCGGCGGGCAGGCTACCACTCGCCGTGGTGGCGGTCTCCCGGCCGAGGAGGGCCAGGAACGCCTCCAGGCCGAGGTCGAACAGGCGCCGCAGCCAGCCCCGGTCGTCCTCCACCGCGGCCACCTGCTCGGCGGTCGGTTCGCGCTCGCGTTCCGGCGGCGGGGCCAGGGCGATGGCCTCTGCGTCAATCTCAAACGACATGGCGCACCTGCAATTGCAACTAAGGTGCGGCGGGAGGGTCGGATCGTGCGGCCGGTCGGCGGGGAAGCCGCCCACCGTGAAGTGCTCGCCGATGGGGACGGTCTGCTCGTCGGCCTCCCGATGCTCGGCACGCACTCGCAGGTCATGCGCGGCCAGCCAGGACTTGCTGCCGGTCACGCCCGCGGCGCGCACCTGCGCGAGCGCCCCGGCGTTGGCCGCGCCGTTCACCTCAGAGCGGGCGACGAGGCTGGCCCGCGCCTCGGTCAGCCCTGCCGACCGCTGTAACCGGGCGGCCAGCTCGTCCACGCCCTCCCCCTGGCGCATGCCCTCCAGCAGCTCCTCCCGGGCGGTCTCCCAGAGGTCGTCGCCGACCCGGGCGAGCCGGTTCCTGGCCTGCTCCAGGTAGGCTTCGGCGAGGGCGTCCTGGGTGGGCGGAACGTCCGTCCAGGCGGCGGCGGTCAGGCCCAGCGCGTCGCGGAGGCCGACCCGGACGACTGCGGCGCCCGCCTGCCAGCCCACGGCGAGGGCCGGGAGCAGCGTCGCCTCCACCCGGGCGTCCCACGCCTGCCTGAGCGCCGCCAGATCGCCGGGGCCGGGCGGGCTGGAGAGCTGCACGTCCCCGGCCGCCTCCGCGAGCGCACGCGCCATCAGCGCGGCCATGCCGTCGCCAAGCTGGTCGAGCTGCTCCAGGGAGGGACCGGGAACCCGGGTCACGCCGGCTGCCTCGCCGGGGCCTTGCCGTTGGGGCTGGCCGACGGTGGCGGGTTGTCGCGGGTGTCGGGGGGGCCGTCGGCGGGCCGGTCCCGGCCGTCCGGCTGCCCAGGGGTGCCGGGTGCCGCGACAGGTTCGGGGGCGGGCTCCAGGATGCCCAGCTCGGTTGCGGCATCCCGAACGGCGGTGGTCTTCAGCAGCGCCAGTAGCGCCATGTCCTTGCGCTCGTCATCGGTGGGCTTGTCGGCCTCGTCGAAGCCAGTCTCGCGGCGGTAGGCGGTCGGGGAAAGCTCCAGCCGGTCGTAGGCGTCCCTCGCGGCCTCGGAGCGATCAGGACGCTTGGAGAGTTCAGAGAGGTCGTACCAGAACACGTCGTCGCTGGGGCCGCCGAGCATCGGCCATACAAAGCCGCGGTTGACGCAATGGACGAGCAGCTCGGCATGGGGGGCGATGTACTCCTTCAGGCCGTCCTCATCAAGCTGCGAGAGGCTCCAGTGGTTCAGGTCGCCGACGCCGGTGAGCTTCTCGGCCGGCAGCGACAGCGAGGTCGCTACGCTGGTCAGCAGCGCCGTACGCACCTCCAGCAGCCGCTCCTCGATCGGGTTGGCGAAGGTCAGGTGCTTGATCTTCTCCAGCCACTCCCCGGGGACCTTCAATGGGAGCGGGAGCGTCTCGGCGACCGAGCCTTCCCCGGCGAGAGCTTCGCGCGCGACCGCGATCAGCTCGGCGACGAACGGGTCGACCTCGTCGGCGAACTCGGGCCTTGTGGGGAACGTAACCTCGTTGGGGAGCAGCAGGAAGCCGTTCATGATGAGCCGCGACCGCAACTCGGCGTTGATGCGGCGGTTGACCAGCTCCAGCCGCCGCAGGTCGGCGAGGGCGGCCTTGGACGGCGAGGACGGCAGGTGCCGGTACTGCTTGTCGCGGCTCCAGAGCTTCGCCACGAACCACTCGTCCCCAGAGAGCGGGTCCAGCGGTCGCCAGCGAAGCCGGTTGGAGGTCGCGGAGGCATCGTCGATGACCTCGGGGATCGGCTCGCGGCGGGCGTTCTTGGTGCGGCCCTCGCGGATCTCGGAGGAGGAGCGGACGACCCACTCGACGCCGTTGTCGGTGCCCTCCCCGGTCAGCCACGACTCGCCGGGGACGGTCAGCAGGGTCGAGAGGGTGCCGAGCATCTGGGCCTGCCCGTCGGTGCCGCTCGCCAGCTCGGCGAGCAGGTCAAAGGCGGGACCGGACTCGACCACCTCGGGCTCGTCGGCGTTGGCCTTCTGAACGGCCGGCACCAGCCGGACGCGGGAGAGAGCGCGGGCGAGCCAGTCGACCCCTTCCCGATACTCGCCGAGCCGGCCGTAGAAGCCCCAGGCTTCTTCCTGCCAGTTCCCGGCATCCTTGACGATCTTGTCCCGCCCCAACCGCAGGACATGGGCGGCACCGACCAGGGCAGCCGGGCGCGGGTCCGGAGGTGGGCCGAACGCGCGGCGGAGACGGTCGAGGGCGGGCAGGGCGGACCTCCCCAAGACTACGAGGGAACCACCACCGCTGTGCCGTCAGCCGGAGTCTACCGCGCGCCGCTCGTCATGGACCCACCAACGCTCGTGCCCGGTCCCGCGGGTGTGCTCGGCGGCCCACTTGCCGCGGGCCTCGGCGCTCTCGAAGGGGATCGGGCTCGGCCTAGTGGGCTCCACCTCACACTCCAGGCACACCAGCAGGTAGAACACGCGCACCCGGCCCGCCTCCACCGCGCAGGTCGGGCAGATCGCCGGGCCGCCGCAGCGGGCCTTGCTCCCGTCCGGGTTCGGGGTGACCCATCCGTGGCCGCTCATGGCCGGGCGGCAACGGTCACCGACGTGCGGGCGGGCAGCACGTCGTAGCAGACCCGCATGCCCCACTCCAGCCGCACCGGGCAGACCGCCACCCACTCGTGTACCCCTTCGGTGGTGTCCCAGCCCTGGTAGACGCACTCGACCGGGACGACCTGGCCGTCCGGGTAGATGATCCGCACGTTCTCCGGCGGCCGAAGGGGCGGGCGGCGGCGGGTCAGCCTCCGCACGGCCACAACCCACGTCGCCGCGCCAGCCACCCCGGCAGCGACAACCAGGATGCCCAGCGGGCTCCGGTAGCCGAGGACGTGCGTTGCGGCCCCGCTGCCGATGTGGACGGCCAACCCGCCTGCGAGCATCAGCCACAACTGCCGCCGCTCTCTCACCCGCTCACCCGACGTTCCAGCTCGACCAGGAAGGGTCCGGCCGCCCACGCCGCCCCCCACACCAGCCCCGGGAGGGGGACGGAGGCGAACAGGTCAGCCAGCGCGACCACGAGCAGCGCCAGCCACCCGGAGCAGCAGAAATGGCAGGTCACAAGCTCGCCGAGCCAACCGGGGCCATGCTTGACCGTCCATCGTCGCGCCCGGTCGACCGGGGGGAAGTCGCTGGCCGTGAGCAGCCAAGCGAGCCGCCAGGTGGTGAGGGACGCGCAGGCCACCAGCAGCCACGGCGGCAAGGGCTCAGCCCTCGACCCGCTCGGGCCAGTGCCAGGTGCCGCCCGCCTTGGTGTCCTCGTCCTGGAGGCAGTCGTTGAAGAAGATCCCGCTCGGGTTGAGCACGCAGAGCGAGATGGCCTGCTCGGGGTACTCGACCTCGCCGCCGGAGAGCAGCGACGGACCCAGCGGCGGGGGCACTTCGGTGACGACCGCGGCCCGGCACTCGCTCTTGAACTCCCCGCCGGGCGTGCCGTAGCTGACGTAGTGGACGATGCGCCCGACGCTCGGCTGGGTCACTTCACCAGCCCGGCGTGCTCCAGCCGCACCCGCAGATCCTCGGCCGAGGAGTACGGCGTCGGCGGGTACCGCTTGCCCTCCGGCTGCGCCGCCGTGGTCTGCTGCTGGTCGTAGGGCTGCCGGGCGTCCGGCTCCGCACTCGGCCTGCTCGTCTTGGCCATCCTGCCCCCCTAAGGTCGGTGGCAGGGAGCCTACCGCAGGTCGGGCAGGCTGAACTCATCGTCGAGCACGCCCGCCACGAACGCCTCCCACTCGCGGGGCGTGAAGCGGAGCACCGGGCCTTGGGGATGCTTGGAGTCCCTGACCAGGACCGCGCCGTCCTGGTGGGCGACCTCGACGCAGCCGCTGTCGTGGCTGCGGCTCGACTTGCGCCACTCGGGCAGGGACACCTCGACGCACCCGTTGGTGCCGCTGAACGTGCTCTTGCGCCACTGCGGCAGGGACACCTCGACGCAGGCGCCGTCGCTGCTGTGGGTGCTCTTGCACCAGGGGCCGGTCATCCGTTGCCCCCGGACGGGCCGGGCGTCTCCTGGAGCGCCCGCCACCTGCGCAGCCGGTATCCCATCCTCGGCCTCCTCTCCCGACGACCGGAACGGGACGATCCTACCGCTTGCGGTCAGCCTCCCGGTGCCTGCGAATGCAGATCAACACTGCCGGACAGGGCCAGGTCCTTGATCTCCAGGTTGTCGGCGATGGCCTTGCCGAGGTCGGCGAGCTGCTGCGGGCTCGCCGACGACAGGTCCAGCTTCACCGGCACCCCCGCCTTGACCAGCCCGACCAGGTCACCGACGCGGGTGTAGAGCCGCTGGTAAGAGACGTTCTGGTCGACCGTCTGCCCGTCCTCGGTCACCCGCAGCGCCTGGATCAGGCGGCCCACGGCCGCTTGGGTGTCCAGCAGCGCCTTGTGCTCGTCGGGGGTCATGTCGTCTTCCTCCTCACCTGCCATCGCAGCGCGGACGGCGGCCTCGAAGTCGGGGACGCTGAACGCCGGATCGACCTTCCGGCCGACGGGCCGCGCGGTTTCCTTGTGGCCGAACACGGCCGAGGTGTCCCAGCCTTCCGCGGCCAGAATGCAGGCGACCCCGAGCACGTACGCGCCGTAGTTGCCGAACGCGGCGGGTCCGGATGCGCCTGCCGGGTCGGGGCCGGTCGCTTCGACCCCGTACGACGCGGAGTTGGGCAGCGTGCCGACCCCGGCGTGGTTGGCCCTGCCGGCGGCGACCAGCACCCACCCGCCGTTACGGTGGACCGCCCAATTGCACAAGGGGCCGGACAGGTCCGGCCGGCCGTCGCGGAGGATGCGGTCCACGTCCACCGCCGCCGCAGTGTGATGCAGCAGCACCGCGCGGGGGGCGAAGTCGGCCGACCGGCCCCGATCCTCCCAGCCCGCCATCGCCGACACCCGCAGACCCCGGGCGCGCATCAGCGCTGCGGCCTTCCGCATCCGCGCGGCGACCTGCGGGTTACCCGGCATCGTCCAGCGGCTCCAGCGGCACCTCGAAGTGCTCAGCGGTCGAAGGGTCACGGCGGTCCTGGTCGACCAGCTCGGCCACCGTGGTCTCCCCCCGCGCCTGGTCCTCAGCCTCGTCATCCCCAGCCACCGGGCTATCGGGGTCGCGGGGGTCCATCAGCCGTCCTCGCAGGGGAGTACCTGCACCCCGGCGACCTGGACGCAGGCGTCCACCAGCAGCCGGGTCGTCGTCGTGGTGCTGGTGCTGGTGGCGGCCGGTGGGCGCGCGGCCGGAGCCGGGGCGGGCGGCACCGCCGGCCGATGCGGGCGGGCCGGGGCTACGCTGGCGGCTAGCGCAAGAGCCTCCCCGTCCTCCGCGCTCGCCGCTGGCGGCCTGGTCGTCACGGCGGGCCGGGTGGTCGGCGCCGCCTGCGGCGACCACACGTCGGCCGGGCAGACGTAGCCGGCCAGCGTCCCCGCGGTTGCCGCCAGCAGCACCAGCGACAGCGACAGCGCCACCCCGAACAACCGGCCATGGCGTCGGGGGTTGCCGTTGCGGCCGACACGGTTGGGCACCACCGGCAGCGTGGTGGGGGTGATGTCGTCGGGGGAGACGCAGCGGGTCACGACCGACCCGCAGCACGACGCGGCATGCACGCTCACACCTGCCTCCTAGCGGCCCAGAAAAAGCTGGATCAGGACGGGGACGAGGATGATCGCAACCCCGACCATCGCCGCGTAGGCGGCCTGCCGGCCCCGCATGTTGCTTACTTCGGTGCGCATGCTGGCTAGGTCGTCGCGGATGACCCCCCGGTCCTTGTCGGCGGCTTCCATGCGCGCCTCGAACGTGGAGCGCTGCACGAGCTGCCCGCGGTCTTCGGTGACCTCCTGCCGCAGCTCGTTCAGCGCTCCGAGGCGTTGCTCCATCCGGACCCTTGCTTCGTCCAGCGCCCGCTCGTTGGCTTCACGGTCGCGGTTGTGGTGGGCCTCATGCTCGGCCAGGAGCCGCTCGAAGTAGGAGCGCTGGTCGGCGAGGAGCCGTTCGAGGTGGTCCCGCAGGCTGACGGCCTCCCGGCTGGTCATCGGCCGTTCCGTAACGGTAGGCGGCATGGCGGGTTCTCCAGCAGCACGGCGATTCTCTCCAGGACCGGACCTCGGCGACCGCTGTGCGTCAACGGCCACCCACCCTCGGTAGCGTACCGCGTCAGGGAGGAGGCCGGGATGGCAGCCGGGAGCGGACCACCGCCAACCCCCCGAAGCTCCCTTCGCGGGAGCGGGACCAGAACGCCTGCACCACCGCATCCCCCGAGTCGGTGCTCCGGCCAAGCCGCTTGCGGATGTCGTCTTTGCTTTCCACCTGGATTCGGCCGCCGCTCATCACCCGCCAGTGCGGGGCGGTGAGATCCCCGGTCAGTAGGTCGTCGGGGGGTAGGGCGACCGGCTCCCCGGTGGCGGGATCGAGCAGTTCCCGCAGCCCCCACCACGCGGCGCTTCGCACATTGGTGAAGCCCAATTCGTTAGAGGTGTCCTTCCTGGTGGTGCCTTCGGAGGCGTTGAACGGCTCCACCGCTAGGCGCAGCTCCCGGAGCCGGTCGACCACGCCGGCGCCGATGCCGATCACGTCCACCACCGCCTTGCAGCCCGGCCGGGCTTCCAGCACCCCCACCACCCGCCCCGCCGTGGACATGGTGTCCTCCAGGTGGGTCGAGCGCAGTTCCTCCACCGTCCAGCCGGAGCGGAGCGCGAGGACGGTCTTGTCGGCACCGCCGCGGGCCACGTCCACCCCCACCACCCGCGGCTTTCCCTGGTCGGGCCGGCCCGCCTGGTCCCAGGTGCGCCAGCGTTCGTTGGCGGCCTCCACCCAGGCCAGCGGGATCACGCCGTCCTCGTCGCTGCTGGCGAACTCGCCCAAGACGCGGTTGTGGAACAGGGCAGAGTCGCGGCCCCACTGTTTCGCCCGCTGGTCAGCCCAATCCTCAGCGACCCGGCCAGCCTTGATCGCCTCGGCCAAGGTGACGTGCCGCACCCACCAGTCGTCGAGTCCTGGTTGGCGCTTGTGGATCTCGTAGAACCTCCCCGCCGGCTCGCCGGGGGTGGACTGCGCCAGCGCCAGGGCCTCCGGCAGCCCGTCCGGGCGGGAGCCGGAGAACGCCCCCTCCGCAGCATCGAAGGTGCCAGCGACGATCGACTTGGACTCGTCGAACACGTACAGCACGCTGTCGGCGTGGACGCCTTCGATCAGGGCCGGCTGGTCCGAGGCGACGGCGAACGCGGCGCCGTGCCGCAGCCGCAGGTTCAACCGCAGCAGCTCCGTCGCTTCCGAGTAGGGGGGGCGGCCGAGCACGTCCCAGCGGAGCCGCCGTGCCCACTTGTGGATCTCCGGCCACAGGTAGTGCTCAAGCTGCCGCCACGCCC